CAACGTTCCCACGGGCACGGATGACGAGCAGCGCCACGACAACCGAGAACCCCGCCTGCCAAGGCGTAACGGGCGTCTGGTTGATCAACACGTCGATGACCTGCGCACCGGCGCAAACGATAAGCAGGTAGGCCAGGACAGACATGCCGAAGCGAAACTGAGCATTGTTGCGCTGATAGCAAATCAGCCGAGCAGCGGTCAGGATGTTGGCGATGACAACGATCAAGGCAACCATGATTACCCTCGCTTCCAAAGGCTGGTGATGTCGAACGCCCGGATCTTGTCAATGCCGGCAAGAGCCGCGGTGACGATCATGGCGGATGCGGCGAAGGCTGCGATGGTGTAGCTCTGCAATCCGGTGTAGCGCATCACCTCCGGCGCCGCCAGGTAGCCCACCACGAACGAGATGGCCATATAGATGAGCCGCTTGATGATCGACACTTCTTTGGCGTGCAGGGCGAAGACCACCGCGCCGGCGAAGGCACCGATCAGTGCATCGCCGTTCACTCCGGGTAGCATGGACGTGATGGCTACCGCGCCCATCGCCGCCCCTGCAGATACCGCGCTTGAAGTTGGTTCCATGTCGTTCCTTTGGACGAAAAAAAGCCCTCCGAAGAGGGCGTTGTGCGAAAGTGCTACTCAAGCGTCTTAGCCGTCCCATTGGATAGCTTCGAGGTCTTCGGGCGTCTCGGCCTCGTACACAAGATCACGCAGCCGCTGACGCTTACCCACCAGTTGCTGACTGGCAGCCATAAAGAGCTGCGTCTGAGCCAGCGTTTTTTGGCGCATCTCTAAAGGGTCTATTTCTCGGGCGGCAGCAAGCCCGTCAAGGTAGGGTGTCGGCTCGGCGCTGTTCGCTTCCCAGGCCAACGCTTCGGCTTGCTGTGTGGCCCACGTCATTCGCTCGGCTTCGGGGTAGCCAGCGGTAAGCGCGGAGGCCGCCTCGTTGAATGCTGCGTTGATCTGCGAAAGCTTCGCCTCGCGCGCTCGCTCGAACTTGTCGGCAGAGGTAATAATTTTGCTGTAGTCGATCATGCTTTCTCCGTGATCACTGGGAGTTCGATAGGGCCGTCGGGCGGGTCGATGATGTCGGGCAACACGTCTTGAAACACCGATCGTTGGATCGGCAGCAGCAACGTAATGCGCAATATGCCCCCAGCGTCACGCTCGACCGATCCCAGAATCCATTGGCAATCGATGGCTTCCGCGGGCAGCGTAGCCCCGGCAGGCAGCGGCCCGAAGTCGTATTCAACATCATTGATGGTCAGGACGTCGCCGGCGCGAGACACTCGCAGTTCGTCCTGCCGATACTGTGGTATCAGCTTAATTTGCATGGGTACTCCTAGTGGTTAATGGGGTCGCGTGCCTCCAACACTGTCCGTTCGCGTTGCTGATGTGCTGGAATAGCGCCCCGGAAGGCTCGCCAGCCCCGCTTACAGATACCGTGCCAACGACACTGGTCAGTTGTATCGAAGGCCGATTGCAGCAATACCAACTGAGCCCGTCGAGCCGGTGAAGGCGGTGCCGTCTCCAGTTGAAACCACGCCGTCAAACCTCGCGGGGTCCGCGTTGAGGTATCGCGAATCCACCTTTGACTTAAGGCGGTCCTGGGTGGTACTCCAGACGGCGCTATCACTGTTAATCGTGCCCCAAGAGAACAGGACGCTATCGAACGTCGCTGGGTAGGCTGCTGTGAACCCAACAGAAGCGCCCGACAAGGCAACGGAGAACGGATATCGCACGCACACTTGTAGGCCTCCGGCGAACCTCCAGAAATATCCATTCGGATTCGAGCCCTTCTGAATCAAAGCGCCGGTCGGAGTTTCGCCGCTATGGGTGACCGTCCCAACGACACTGCCACGGCTATAAAAGAAGTCGAATAGCGCTCCAAGCGTGACCCATCCGGTATTGGCTGCGTTGCGCCGCTTGAGGAGCATATTGCCCGTGTCGGCCCAGGTCATGAAGGGGCCTGCCAATGCCGCCGGATCATCGGGGCCAGCGAAATCCGTGCCGAGCGTTTCCAGCGCCTTATTAAGATTCTGCACCAGCTGCAGCCCTGGCAGCGGGGGCGTTTCGGTGATCTGTATTGCTTCTTGCGTCATGTCGTTCGCCCATAAAAAAGCCCCTCGCTATGGAGGGGCGGTTCTGGTTGAGGTTTGATCTAGTATCCCTGGCTAATCCAGTTAATCTGCCGCTGCACGGCCGTTGCGCCGTTGTATAGGCGTATGTCAAAGCCGGTTTCGTCCGACTCGGTCAGCACGTAGCGATCGCCATTCACGGCATCGAACGTGGCAATCTGCACGTTGGGCGGGGCGTGGAACTGCTTCGCATAGGTAATGCGCAGCCCTGCCGTGGGCACCGTGATTTCCTCGTCACGCTGGACCATATCCGGCACGTCGATCGTCCATGTAAACGACTCGACAAACGGAACGATGAGCGGGTTATCTGTGGATAGCACCAGCCTGACATCGAAGTACCGCGCGTTGATCAGGCCCGGCACATAGTCCCGCCACTCCGACCACACGCCATCGTCCTGGGCGCTGCGAATCTGCGGCTGGACCTTGTAATGCTGCAGGTTGGTTTCGTTCAGGATGTCGTCATATGTGAGCACGTCCTCGATCGCCAAAACGTTCTCGGAAAAATTCAGCGCATATTCATCGATCTCGAAATCCACACGCACAGGCGTTGCGAATCCGATGTCGATGATGTTGTCGTCGTTGGTTTCATAGGTGCCGCCGCTTTCGACCCCGCCGTACCAGAGCACGTCATCCAGAATCAGCACGTCCTCGGCGGCCAGGATGTCGCCAGTCCCGACGAGCGTCAGCTGGCCATCGTGGATGAATGCCCCTCCATCCATATCGCCATCCCACTGCGGATGCTCATCGGTGACCGCCAGCACGTTGCGAACGAGCGTGGCACCCGAGATCGACAAGCTGTCGGGCGGGCCATAGACCAAGTAGCCGCGGGAAGCGAAGCGAGCCGCCACCCAATACAGACCGTTGCCGACAGCAAGCGCATCCAGCGTGTTGACGATGGCCACCGTCCGCGCATTGCTCCAGTTCGAGCCGATGCGAATTTCGTACTCAGGGTTGCGGATATCGACAACGCGGTCCCAGGCCAGGACCGTCAGCCCATCCCGAAATACATTGGTAAGCCCCGTCACGGCGGGCAAGGGAGCCGTCAAACCCTGAACCACATAGGTTTGGCTGGCCGGGCGCCCGGATCCGCCCCTGGACGGGCGCGGCGTCACCGTGACGCTCACCACATCACGCGTTTGCGCCTGAACTGTAATCTGGCGCTCCGAGGTGCGGATGACGGAACGTGCCACACCATTGATTGACACCGCGACATCCGCCGGCATGGCCGCCGAGATCGACCACCCGATATTCACATTGGTAATGTCTGCCTGGACGTTGACTAGCGTTTCGCTGAAATCGATGGCAAACACCACGCCAGCGAGCAGCGCGCCGTCACGCGGAGGCGTGTACTGGTACGGGTTGTTTTCGCTGGCGTAGTAGCCGGCATCATCATCAATGGCCGAGAACTTCACGCCATCCTCGGACGGGTGCACCTCGGTGATCTTGAAGCGCCGGCCCGGTGTGGCCAGCGGGTCAAAGAACCACGCCCAGTCCATGGGCACGATGTCGGCATACCCCGAATCCCCAGGCAGCGGAAAGCCACTCATGCTCGAGGTGATCGTCATCGTATCCACGTCACCGACGGTAGATGTGACCGTCACCGTGCGCATCTGGTTCTCGGGCCCGCGAATCATCATAGTGCCCGAGCCGTCTGATGGAATGTGCTTGTCCAGAGTTATGGTGTTGCCTGACCGCGCCATCAACCGGCCCGAGTAGCCCCAGACCGTCAGATCGTGGCTCATCTGCACAACATCGCCGCGCCCAGCCACCCATCCCTCGATGTCCGTTTCCCAGGTCACCCGGCGGCGGTGCCAGACCTGGGAGGCCGCCAGAAGGTTGGCCTCTCTGCCAGCCATCACCGGGCTCGTACACCCATCAAAATCAAGTTGCAGCGGGTTGTTCGTGGTCGTCGCGCCAGGAACCCTAACGCGCACCTCGTCCATGCCCCAGTTGCGAGCCGGGTTCGTGAAGTTCACGACAATTTCATCGGCCGTGCCCTCATTGATGTAGTCGACCTTGAAGGAGCCCGCCTTGATGTTGAACGGGCCGAACATCGCTACCACAGGCTGATCGGCAGCATCCCACACGACACCCAGTTTGCCAACCTGCCAGGTGGGGGAGGCCCGGCCCGCCCGGGCGATCATCTGCAGCACTTGCGCCGACGACATTTTCCGATCGAGCACGTAGTTGAACGTGAGGCCCTTCGCGTTACACCACGCCCCCCAGGCCTTGATCGCGTCCAGGTCGATCTGCGAATCAGCCAGGCCCGCCCCGTACTGACGATTCCCCGTAACGGAATCGACCTTGCCGCGAGCAAACCACAGGAACCACCAAGCCGGGTTGCTGGTGTGCGCCCATACCCAGGCCGAGCCATTCCAGGCCAGACACTGCGCCGAAGCGATGGCGCTGAATTCGTCGACGGCGCCGTTCAGCTGACTCGTGGCCTTGATTCGCATGGCGACGCGCAACTGCCCCGCGTAGTTCGCTGTGTCAGTCTGGAACGCCAGGATCTGGTTCACCGCACTCTCGTTCGATTCGCGGGAACTTTTGATGTCGGCCGAGACCTTCCAGACGCGCACCTCGTACTGGCCTTTGGCCACATTCCACGCAATGGTCCGCCGAGTCGGCTCCTGCCTGGCGCCAGATAGACGGACGCCCGGGCTTGAGCTGTGCCCGATCAGGGGGTCCGGCGCAATGCCTTGCCACGGCCTACCAAGCGAATAGGGGTGAGGCCGCCAGTACCACCGCCCATAGACGGGCGGGTTGTACCAGCCGTCGCCGGGGCGGATCAAACCTTGCTCTCCTTCTGTGTGGTCGGCCGGGTTTGTTGACCCGTAGGTGTACTGCGTTTGGCCGTACCACTCGTCGTAATACTCCAACGCCCAGTAATGCGTTGCGTAGATCGCATCCTGAAGCAGCCCGATATCAACCCAAGAGCCACCCACTGGCCTATATTGAACGCGCAGATCAACGGAGCGTGAACTGATCCCGCCGTCGTCGCGTACATAGAAGAGCGATGCCGCAAGCTCGACCTCAATGTGCGTCACGTCCTGAGCCGTGGTGCGGCTGTTGATGACGCCAGACTCGAGCACGAAGCCCTGCAGCGTGTCCACGTTGCCCGGGAACATCGACAGTCGACCATCCGCACCCGATGCCTGCAGCGAAACGCCTTGGTAGTTCGCGGTGGGGGTGTCGCCGATCTTGTATTCCGAAAGCGAAACGAGCCCGGCCTGCAGCCCAAAGTGAAAGACCTGGTTCAGGTACTGATCATCACCCACGTACTGCGTGTAGTAGTTCGCGCCCAGGTCCGGAACGACCTTGTGCCGCCCGAAGATCAACGTCATGGGCTCCCACAGGCGCATGCGGTTGCGCCCGCCCGAGATGGCGTAGGTGGGGCTGGATTCGTATTTGCTGCCTTCGCCGAAATTCGCGGCCGTGGCCTGGAGCGGGGGCAGCAGGGCATTGATGAGCAGGGAGCCGCCGATCATGAACAGGCCGCTGGCCATGGTGGCACTGAGGCCCAGAGCTGTTCCAAAGGACGTGCCAGCGAGCCACGTACCCACCTGCGGCGCAACCAGAATGAGGGCAATCATCGCCACGGTGCGCAGCACCTTACCGGCCCCACCGCCACCCAACACCCGAGCACGAATGATCACCTGGTCGCCAGCGCGCGGAATGAGTCGCCGCCACAGCGCCTCGGGCACACGACAGCCGTTATGCCACACCGCCACAGGGCCAGCAGGCACGATGACGCCGGTGCGCTTAATGTAGTCGCCCAGCGTCTCGGCCGGCAGGAACGCCGCTGTCTCGTGTACCGTGCCGTCGCCCACCAGGGCATGCGGATGGACGAGGAGGGAGGGCTTATCGATTACTTCCATGCGTAGTAGCCCTCGAGCTCGAAATGCAGCCTGGTCACATCCCGCAACCGCTGACGCAGCACGAAGCCTGCCGTCTGATCTGCATGCAGCACGTACCATTCGTTCGCGATGCGGCACATAACCCCGATATGGCACAGCCGCCCGCGCCCCATGAACAGCGCAGGACAACCATCTACTGGGCCATCCAGGCGCACGGCGTAATCGTCCTGCAGCTCCATGATCTGCTTGGCTTGTTCGCGGTAGGTTGCAGCGTGGCTTGCAGGAAGGCCGACAACTTTGCCGAATACCTCACGTGCCACGCGTTCAGCCAAGGCCGCGCAGTCGCCACTGCCGGCTATATACGGCTCGCCTACAAAGCGATCACTCCAATGACTCATTTCAAGCGCTCATAGAAAAGGCCCCACCGAAGTGAGGCCGCACCGTAGAAATTTCCGAAATCTAGAATAGGCCGGGCGATCTGACCGGGTCGAATCGAATCGCCACCGCCGGCAACATGAGCGTGTTCTGAAAGCCCAGGGAGCCTTCAACCGTGTAGTTATTGATCGACAGCCCGGACAGATCAAGCGTCATGTCGAACTCCAGCACATTCGGGCTTGAGCGCAACACGGCCATAATGCGACACCGCGCACCCTTGCCGCCGTTGGAGTACTCCAGCCACTGGGTCAGCTCGCGCCCGATATTGTCGACCGACACCTTGGCCGCGGGCGTTTGCTGGTCGACGTCATCGGGTCGGGACAACGTAAAGGGGCACGCGATAAACTCGTTACTCTGAACTGTGATGTTCTGAACATCGTTCACCACCCGGATCGGCACCGATAGATCTGCGTGGGTAATCTCCAGCAGCTCGAGCATAGGCTCGTCGGCTGACGTGGCAAGCAGGTTACGGCGGGCGTTGGTAGAGTAGGCCATGATTACCTCCCGAGCACTTCAATCTGACAGGTAGCCATCCACACCTGCCCGGCGGGCTCACCCCAGCGATATTTTCCACTTACTATTCGGGCCTGAACCACTCGGCTCGTGCGAGGCACGGTCCAATCGAACCAGTTGGTGCCCCCGTCCAGGTCATCATCCACCCATTTATCGAAGGCTTCTTTGTTGCTATCGGACATCACGGCAATCGTGGCATCTCGCGTGACTATCGGCTTGCTCCACCGGGCCCGTTGCTTGGCCAGGCCGCTATCCATCTCTGTGCGCAGCACGCCGTGATCTGGCTCTTCGCCGAATCCTGCCAAGAGAATCTTCGCGTATGAAGGAAACGTCGCCATGTCCTACCTCGATAATGCGGCACGCATCTGATCGCGGAACTGGCCGCTGTTACGGGCCTGCTCCAGCACGATGTCAATCACCCACCGCTTGCCGTCGAACCTGGGCGCGCCTTGCTGTGTCGCTTGCATGGGCTGCCCATTATTGATCAATTGCACCGAAACATTGGGCGCGCTGCCACCAAGCATCGAAGCAGGAGGAGAGCCTCCCACCAGGCCGCCGTTGGCATAGCCGCGGTTCATCCGATCCAGAACGCCGACGCCAATGCGCTTCGTCGCGTCCTGGTTCAAGACATACTCGCCTCGGTGAACGATACCGGCCGGCTCGTACTTTCCGCCGGGGCCGGTGAAGCCGCCAGAGGCCAGCGAGAGCCATGGTGCCGCCGACACTGATCCGGCACCAATGTCCAAAGTAGGAGTAAGGACGTCGCGCAACAAGCCCGCCAGCGGGCCCGTGACTGACTGCTGGATGGCGATGCGCATCATGTCGCTGATGATGCTGTCGGCTAGGCTTTTGAAGTCAAGCTTGCCGGTGCGCACGAAGGAGGCCAGAGCGTCCTCCATGCCCTTGAAGGAGTTGCTCACCAGATCGCTGACCGATGCGTAGACGTTCGCGGCTGTCGCCTCGTAGTTGGCCAGCGCGTCCATTGCGCCCAGCGTCCCATTCCGCTCGATTTCCAGCTTGGCTTCGTGGTGCGCCCGCACCATATCCAACTCGCGGTTCAGCGAATCCTGGATCAGGGCGAGCTCATTGTCCGATAGGCCCAGGGCCGAGTTACGCCGCTGCTCGATGAGGTCGCGGTACCGATCTTCGACGCGGGCAAGCTCGTCATTGAGCGCGCGCACCTGGTCGCCCTGGCCGAAGCTGGCAAGCTCGCGCATGAATTGCAGTTGGGTGACAGAAGATTGCATGCGCAGGTCGCGCAGCGTCTCCTCGGTTTCGATCTGGCGCTGGCCCAGGTCCAACTGCTTGGCAAGCTCCAGGGCCTGCTCCTTCATGCGGTCAGTCGTGAAGGAGAGGGTACCAATGCGCACACGAGCCAGCAGCTGCTCGTACTCGCCCTCTTTGCCCAGCAGGGCCACGCGCTCTTGCAGCTGTTGGAGGTAGCGCGCGCCTTCGTCGAGGCTCTTCTTGGTGCCGCCGCCCGCACCCCTTCCAGATACGGTAATTGGATCCAATGGTCCGCTGGGCTTCGCCGGCCCTACAAACGCTGCATTAAATTGCCGCTTTGCGATGGCATCAAGAGCCGCCTGCTCGAATCTATTGCCTTCGTAGGTCCATAGATCGGCCAAATCTCGATTCGCCTTCTCCACGATGGCGTTGCGTTCCGCCAGCGCCCGCTCCAACGCTTGGTTGATCTGGGCGCCTCGCTCCGGATTGACCAAACCAATTATGCCGAGGGGGTCCGACTGGAGCCGCATCATCCCCACGTCCAAATCGGCCTTCACCGAACTGAACGAACCCACTATCGCATTGAGGGATTTGCCAAGAAAGACGGTCACATCAGCAAGCCTGGCGAAGCCAACCAAGGTTGCGTCGATCCATTCCGGCAGCGATCTATCGGCGGCCAGGTCTCGCGTCGCTACCCTAAGCCCATCGGTCTCTGTAGCCGCAGTCGACGCATTCTCCATGAAGTCGCTCAGAACAGGCAAAACCTTGTTGGCAAAGGAAACACTGACCCCCGAGGCCAATGCCTCCAATCGCTCAAGATTCCGCTCAAAGGTCTTAGCGGCCGCGATCGCTTCAGAATCCATCACTGCCCCGAATCGCTCGGCCTCGTCCCCAAAGCGCTTTAGTTGGCTGCCGCCATCACGTAGAAGGGGTATCAACGCAGTCGTATCGCTGGCCATTGACTCGAGGTAGAAACTCATCTCCTTGTGGCTTAATCCAGCTTTCTCCAGCGAATCAAAGTAGAGTTGCAGCGCATCCGGGCCGGATAACTTGCGGAAGGCGTCGGCGGTGACTCCGATCTTCGGAGCGATCTGCTCGAAGAAATCTTTCATGCCGCCGCCGCCAGACTGCAAGTACTCGCCGACCTTCTCGTTAAAATCCTTCAGTTGATCAGACAGCTTTTCCTGTTCGATTCCCACCGTCCGCGCGCCATATGCCATCCGCTGAAAGGAGTCGGTGGACGTGCCGGCAATTCTGGATAGTTTGTCTATCTCCGCGCCTGTGCGCGAGACATGCACTGTCCAAGCCGCAAACGCTGCGCCAGCAGCAACAGTCGTCGTGGCGATCCGCTTGGACCATTGTCCTACCGCTTTCTCCATATTCTTGAGGCGCTGCTCGGCACGCTTCGTGTCTGTCTCGAAACTGCCGGTGCGCATCAATAGATCGATGACGATCGAGCCCGCTGTAGCCATAATGAATGCCCATAAAAAACCGCCTCGCGGCGGTTATCGTTTGACAGATTAAGTCACCAATCCAATGGCTCTTCCACTTCAAAAGTGAGAACTTGATTGCCCGATTGGTACATAAGTAACTGGACAGTTATCTTCTTCGCGGCTCGAAGCTTCTGAAGCGCCCATTTTGGATAAGCGGCGAAAACAACAGTAGAAGACCCATCCGCCGCTTTCTTGGCCGTGAATCTTTCGGGCTCGCCTTCATCAAACCGGATCATGAAGACGCAGGTCCAATAATCATCGCCAGGGCACAAAATCTGACCCTTCTCTACTGAAACAATTACATCCAAGCCAAATTGAGGATGCTGACGTACCGAAAGTGTGCCGAAATTCGCCCCTCGATATGGATAATCAAGGGCAAGAGAATTCACCGACTTGACTTGAGCCAGCCTATACGACTTGCCGGATATCGCATCGGTCGGATTCACATAGCGCCATCGCGGAGGCGCAACCACCGGAGCCGAAACCGAACCCGTTGAATGCTTGGAGGACGGGGCACTAGAAGCAGCCTTTGTGGTTCCACCGTGGTCCCTCGAGTAGAAGCTATTTGCGATGAAAATGACAATGGCAAGTAAGATCAGTTTACGGAACACAACCGACCCTCCGTAACAAAACGATACGGGAATAATACCAGCGTTCCCTACGCCCCGGCCAGCTTCATGCCCAGCGCCTCAAATGTCCGCCGGTCAGCATACGAGAACCGCCCGGCCCAAGAATCTTCGTCCGCCTCGACCAAAGGCCGGCCCCCCTTGAGCCAGGCCAGCTTTTCATCCATCTGGCCGCCGGCCATGGACTGGGCAATGAGCGCTGCCGGCCGGTGGTAGCGGTGCACATCGTCGAAAGGATGCTCAACATAGAACGCCACCCATTCGCAGAACTCGGCGTAGGTCATGATCTGCTGCCACTCGGAGACCGTGCGCCCCCCGAGAGTGAGCGCGATCAGGTGCCAGAAGTATCGGTCGCTTCCGGCCTCAAAGGCTTTTTTTCGCTAGTCTCCCGGTTCACGTCATTGGCGGCATTGAGCAAAGCGTTAAGCACGTCATCCTTGAGCGAGGCCGCCTGTTCCACCGTAAGGACCCGGTTGCCGTCGTCATCCACCAGGGACACCGACACCAAGCGCGCGATGGCCCGCACGCGCTGATCATCATCGGCCGAGCGCTGGGCGATCGAGAAGGCGTAGTACTCGACGCCCGGCAGGCGCTTGAACCGGAGCAAGTGCTTCTTGCCGTCAGCCAGCGCCACCTCGCGCTCCTGGATGTCAGCGGTAACGAAATTTGATTGATCAAGAACTGGATTCATGTCCTACCTACAGTTGAGTGGTTGATCGGGGCGCCGGCTTAGGGAGTAGGGCCATCAAAGTTCCAGGTGACCTTGCCGCTGCGCTGCAGCGTCATCGTGCCTACCACCCGGTCATTGGTCGCTGCATCGATCGTTACTTCGGCGATGTAGGCCTTGAACTCGGCGCTGGTGCGGCTCGAAGGCGCTACAAACGCGTCGTTGCTGTCCAGCGACGGCTGAGAGGTGCCGTCCGAGAAGGCCAGCAGGAAATCGAGTGTTGCGCCCTTCAGGTCGGTCAGGATGCCTTGATGTGAAGCAGCGCTGGGAATGAAGTTGAACGGGACCGACAGCTGCCCTGGAGCGCCAAGACCGGCCATGAACTCCTGATCCTCTTCCGTATCCAGGCAGGTAATGTCGATCTGCGACTTGGTGCCGGCACCCAGCCCGGTGATGCCGGTGGGGCAAGCCATTTTCAGGATGGCGGGCTCGCTATTGACGACGGTGTCGATTAAGAACAGCTCGGTGCCCTGGGTTTTGATTACGCCTTCGGTCATGGTGACCTCCATAAAAAATGCCCGGGCAAGACCGGGCAATGCGGGTTCTGTGCAGACGTCTGCACAAACTATCGGTTATGTATGAAATCGACCTGCAGGCCGATGTGGAAAAGGCCCGTGTCGTCCTCGCGGGTATCGATGATGATGCGGTTGATCTGTCCCGCGGCGTCCAGCGCCGAGCGCACGGCCGCGGCCAGGTTGACGCATACGAGCGCCTGATCATCGTCCGGGCCCGCCCAGCAGTCGATCTGGGTGGTATCGTTATCCGCGCCAGGCGCGCCGCTCAGATGATCAAAGGGTAAACCCACCACGGCGAACCACGTGATGTAGGGCTTTGTCACACCCTGCGGGGCGGATCCGCTGCCATAGATGCGTGGCGGGTTTCCTACGATCGCCTGGATAGCAGCCGTATTGAGCGTGCGATAGATCGGTGCGAGCATTACTTACCCTTGTTCTGCTGGGCCAGCTTCTTGACCACCAGGCCGATCCTGCGCTGCAGGTCGTCGGTGATCACGTTGATTGCTTGCTCGCCTTTGTGTCGCACGGCCGGACGAAGCCAGGGCGTAGCGGGCTGGTGGCTGGATCCGTACTCAAGCAGCGATGCGGTCTTGTGCGTGGTCACACGTTTACCAGCTTTCTGCTTTTTGCCGATCTTGTTGCCGTCATAAGCCTTGCGGCGCACGCGCACCAGATACCGCTCGCCCTTGCCGCCAAATGGAGGCTTGCCACGGCTGGCAATAACGTTCTTTTCGAGCAATCCGGTGGACACGTCGCCGTTCCGGGCAATAGCTGCTTTCAGATTGACCTGCGCCTGGTCGCGGATCAGGCGGGCACCCTTGGCCAGCGCAAGCTTCACGGGTCCGCCACGCTTGCTGACAACCTCGGCCGGCAGCGAATGCAAAGTGGCCAGGATGCCATCCGTACCGCGCAGTTGAACCTCGACTTTCACAGCGGCTCTCCCGTCGATCGCAGACCGCCAAGCGGGTTTCCATCCAGGTCGAACTGTTGCTCGTCCTCGTCGTCCGCTTCGGCCAGCGCATCGAGCAGTGCATCCACCTTCGCTTCCAGGCGCGCAATGCCTTGCTCGATACGATTAAGTTGACTCTGTTTCATTGCCCCTCGCTGGGCCCGTCAACGACGCGCAGGCGCCATTCACGACGGGCGGTGGCGTCGGTGTCCACCGACGTGATGTTGTAAATCCGGCCATCCCACAGGACACGCCAGGCTGCCATGTCGCGCTCGATCGCCGGGAACCAGCGCAGATTGATGCGGGCAGAGGTTTCGGCCTGTGTGGCCGCCCCCCCTTGAAACTCTCGGCCAGGCCCCGTAAGCACTTCGGCCGGCACATTCTCCAGGCGCGCGCCATCGCCCAGCACCACTGTTTGCCAGCCGCCGCTGCCCGGAACGGGGTAGCCGTTCTCGTTGCGCACCGGGTCGGTGAGCCGCTGGAACGTGACGCGGTGTCGTAGTCGATGCGCCAGCATTAGGCACCCCAACCAGAGCGGTACGGCGCCAGCTTGATTTCAGCGGCGCGGCGCAGCTTGTCGGCGTCGTCCGGCGTGGCCTGGTAGACGGCCTGCAACAACAGCATGATGCCCAGCACCACACTGCCCGGCAGATCGTCGGGGTTCTCGCTACTGGCCTCTTCGGGTGACAGATCGATCAGAGGCTGGTTGATGTACTGCGCCGCCTCATCCTCCGCGCCATCCAGCAGTGTCTGCAGCTTGGCGTCATCACTGTTGTGGATGACGTCGAGGAACGACTTGGCTGTGGATAAGCTGATCACGCTCATGCCGCGCTCCGATAGATGGCCTGGTTGTGCTGCGCTGTCACCACGAGCCCGGCTTCGTCAATCGCCTTCTTGACGCCCGGGCAATGCTTCCATTCCCAGTCATCGAACACAATCACGCCGCCCGGTACCAGCCTGGGCAGCAGCCAGTCGATGGCCGCCCGCGTGGATTCGTACCAATCGAAGTCCACATGGGCCAACGCAATGCTTGGATCGATGCCCACGGCCGAGCCAGGAAACATGCCCCGCACCAGCATGACATTTTTGGGCATGCTCGCTTTGACCGCTTCAAAGCTGGTGTCGCCAAAGTCACCAACACCATGTGGCTCGCCTTCGCGCCACAGCGCAGCGGGCATGCCTTCGAACGTATCAAAGCCGTACATCAGCCGATGAGGCGCGGCCTTGGCCATGGCTTCCAGCGCGCCCCCCCTATACACCCCCAGCTCGACCACATCGCCCGCCGGGGCCCGGGACAGCTCGTCAAGCAAGCGGTCAAGCTTGAAGCCCTTGATTAACGTTTTCAATGTGCTCTCCAGCAAACTGCGTGATTTTCCGAACCGCCCGGGGCAGATCGATCGTTTTGTCGCAACGGTGCTTGTGGCTAAAGCAGTCGCACTCTTTGAGAGGGGTGATCGCGAGCGTGGGCGTGAACCGCGCCCCAGCATCGAACGAGTAGCCACCCTCATACCCACCGAACACCGATACGACTGGCGTGCCGACAGCCTGGGCCAGCACAACACCGAAACCCGGGGCACTCATCACCATCGCAGCATCACGCCACAGCGCCGCAAGCTGCTGAAAGTCCAGCTCGCCCCGATGCAGCACCAGGTCGGCGCCAACCTCCGGATGCACCATCCATTCCTTGCCGTCTTCCAGATCGGCCACGCTGACCACGAAGAAGTGGTCTCGAATCGCCTCGAGCAGTTGCAGGTAGCTGCCGACGTCCGGGTTGCGGTTTCTGTTCCCGCCCCATTCGGACCGTTCCACGAGCGGGCGGAATACCAATACCGGCTTGGCGGGCAGGTCCAGCCCATGAGACCAGGGCACCGGCATCCGGAAATCGCCCACCGGCACGCCCACGTTGGCGCACATGGCCGCCAGCACGCTGCGATGCTCGCGCACCATGGCGGGCGGATAGCGGACCACCACGTTTTCAGCTTGCGGCGGGCACGGCTTTGTCGAGTAAAGCGCCAGCTCGCGTGCCAGGTTCTTTGCCTGGG